CTCCGTTTCGACAAAACATTCTGCACCCACTCTTTTTCAATGCTCATCCACAACTTCCCAGGGCGGTCAACACCCTGCATCATTCCCATGAGATCGTCTATAGGCACATCAAGCTCTGCTGATATCTTCGCCAGCTTTCTCGTCAACGCAACATACGCCTTCGTGGTGAGTGGTTGCTTGAGGGTATGTTTGCGGTACTTCACCAGCTCACGGCATTGCTCTTCAGTGAGACCGGCATCCAAACCAGGCTGAAGATCAATGTCCATATATACGCGTGCGTGTGCGCGCGTTATCGTCGTAGACGATTCTTCACCTTCTTTATCATTCTTTCCTTTCTTCTCTTTCTTATCATTCTTAATATTCTTGTTAGTGGTTAGTTGATGGTTAGTTGATGGTTGGTTGATGGTTAGTTGATGGTTGGTTGATGGTTGGTCGTTGGTTAGGTTGATGGTTAGCTCTTCGCAGTTTATGTCAAAAACTTCGCTGTTTACAAGAGTTATCACGCTTCCTTTGGTGGTTGGTTTGATGGTTAAAAAATTCCACTTTTCCAAATTTTTCAAAGCTGTTCTGTACTGCTGTCGAGAAAGACCGCAAGAAGCGTGATCACCAACCACACATTGATTGGGTTCGAGATCCATGATTTTAGAGGCTGTCCGGCGACACCTGGAAGCTATCAAAGCAAGCAATGTGAACTCGTGAGGGTGGGCGAAAAGCTCAACCGTGGTATCAGTCCTGTTCATCTTAACAAATGTGGCCATGCGCCCTCCTGAGTGGATATAACAAAGCCCCCAACCATGCAGTGGGACAGGGCCTCGGTAAAGGCATCCACGGCACAGCCAGGGGCTGAAAGTTCTATGAATTCCTGTCATTGTCAACGGTGTTACCGCACCGGCCCGAAGGCAATAATATTATACCATGTTTATGATCAACCCGGCAATTTTCCCGTCAGCTATCGCCTTTACGATATTTCTCGCCTCTTCTATGCTGATGAAACAAGTTTCTGAAAGTTTTTCGGCGATCTGTTCCATCGTTTCAGCCTTTTGTTGGGCTACTTCATCGTCTTTAAGTTTTTGCGCTCGTGCTCTCTCTTCTGCGGCCTTGGCGTCCGCTTCAGCTTTTCTTTTCCTCTCCTCGGCCTCTGCTGCCTCCCGGTTGGCCTTCTCAACCTTCTCCCTGGCCTCGCGCTCTATGCGCTCTTTTTCGGCTTCGACGGCCTGGCGCCTGATTTCGCCTTCGCGTTCCTTGCGCTCCCGCTCTTCCTTCTCCTTGCGCAGCTTCTCAAGCTCCGCTCTCTCGGCAGCCAGCCTCTCCTCCTCGATAATTTCCTCTTTCCGGCGAACGATCCCGGCTTCAAGGGATTCGATGGCCTTGACTCTGACCAAAGCAGCCTGTTCGGAGAATTCCTGATAGTCGAAGGTATCATTGCGGAGTTCTTCCAGTTTGGCTTCCATGGCCTCGACGGTGTAGTCAACCGTACCCATGGATTCGATCTGAGCCTTGATGGCACTGATCCTCTTCTCATCCTCGGCCTCCCACTCAAGGGCCGGGCCTTTGATCTCGTCCTGGAGGGCCTGAAGCTTTTCTTTGATGGCATTGCGTTGATTGTCGACGATTCTGGCCTTGTCCTTGAACACTGCTGAAATTTCTTTGCCGGCTTCTTCGATTGCTGTTTTTGTTCTTGCGACCTGATGAGCAAGGGACTTGATATCCTTGCGACCCTTGGCGGTTGTGGCATCCGTGACGATTGATCTCATTTCAGCGGCGTAGTATTCGAAGAAACTTTCGGCGGTTCCTTCCTGGAAAATGAGTTTGGGGTTTTCCTTGATGACAAGAGCCTGTTCAGCAGTCAGTTTTGGTGCAGTAAGTTCTTTCTTTTCGGTCATGTTTTCCTCCGATTTAATTTTGATTTGCGGAAACTATTCCCGCGTGATAATCCACACGCACACTGCCGCTACCGGCAGCCACATCAGCGCGAGCATGGTTCGGCGTCCTTGACCCTGAACCTGATTGATCCCGCCGGAACCACATAAATTTCTCCATTGTCCAGCTCGATGATTGCGGCTGCAAAGTTCCCGGGGCCGCTCTCAAATTCTTCGTAATCAACGCTCCATGTGTGAAATGTGGCCGGAGTCTCCCTGTTCTCGTACACATCATGGTTCTCCCGTCTGATCCTGTTTTTCCAAATGCAAGGTCTTGTCATTGTTTCACTTCCTTCCTGACTGGATTTGCAAGACACACAAGAAAACCTCGTATCTTCCCTGCAGCGAGAGCTGAAGAAATAACGGAAGTGTCCCACTCACAGTACGAAACCAAGCAGCTCGGAGCGTTGGCTACGTCGGCCTTTCCTCCGTCACCCTTTTTTCGGAAAGCAAGTCGGCCCTCGAAAAATAAAACAGCATGAGCTTTACGCCATACCTCACGAAAAAAGCCCTTCGTCTCTGTTCGAGCAAAAATGAGAGCTACTCCTTTCTTGTGCTCAGCAAGTTTGGCAAGCCAATTGAATGTTTCGCGTCCATAGGGAGGGTTGAGCCACACCCGACCAACCCAAGCACGACTGAGGCCGTCGCCGTGCTCTTCTTTCGAATAATGCATGGTTGCGGTTGGCCATGGTCTCCGAGGTTCTGGGGGAGCACATGGATCTAAATCAAAGGGTCCCAACGCCTCGACTATTTCTGGAGGGGTGAGCCATTCCTGCTCGTTCTCTGTATTGCTATTGAAATTTCTTGTCATCACTTCACCTCCGTCTTAAAATTATGCCCACAATCAAGACACCTGAAAACCCACGGCGACACCGCACAATCAACATTGTCGCTGCCACAATCAGGACATTCTATTTCTCCGCCCCAGGCCAACAGTTCCGGGATTTCGTCAAATTCGGATTCGCCCAGGACACAGACGTTCTCAGGATTGCCATCCTCATAGACACTGGCGAATGCGATGACATTTCTCCGAAGAATATTGAAAGCCTGTCTGATTTCGGGCTGGATTGGTTTTGGAAGTTTGGACAGCTCTGACTGAAGCTTGTTCAGATTTCTGAGGGCCTTGCGCTTGAGGTTGTTGAAGTCTATTTTCATTGCTTCACATCCTAATCTTTTTTCATAATTTCTATTTTGTCCAGTGGAGAAAAAACACGGGGGGTGAATTCAGCCGGAATCCATATCTCGTCATGTTGCACGGCCTGTTCTTCGCCGTTTTTCGATAGGTGGACGATCCACTGATGCGTGATAGCCACCACTGGCCCGGTTCCGAACTCACTTGAAACAACATCACCTATGCGTATAAACATCACTTCACCTCCGTCAAGCTGTCCTCAGGTGCGATTTCTGCGAAGGCTTCGGCAGCCCAAGGAATAAGCCCGTATGCTCCGCCCAGATATCCCCGATACCACTCGCGAATGCACTCATTAAATAAGGGCATTCTTTCCCAAACAAAGCAACTACCGTCACGATCTTTCGTTATCCATCTCGCCCACGGATACAGCACCTTCACCAGCTCCACCACATCCTCGACTGTCTGCGGCTTGCGGGTGATGATGGGGAGGTCGGAAAAGCGCACCCATTCGCCGTCGGGATCTTCTTCGAAATACAAGGTACATCTTGGCGCATGAGGGTCATCATGATCGTGTATGCAATCGTATCGTTTCATTCCTCAATCTCTCCTTTCATCATCTCAAACATCGCCGCAAATCTCCCCAGCGTCTTTTCGCAGATCACGACGCCAGGTCTAAGGCTCATCACCAGATCGTTGTCAAGATCAGGGCGGCGATACACCGCACCGACCTGGGTATCGCCGGCATCGAGGCAGAGGCCAAAGGACTGCTTGTTGCCGTCCAGCTTGATTATGGCTGGCGTAAGGCGGTACTCTTTGTCTCGGTGGTCGTTCATCGCTCCTCCTATATCTCCCCATCCGCACAATCGTCTGGCAAAATAACTGTTCCGTCATTGTCGGCACCGATACCAGGGAAGATGCCACCGCCGCCACCAGGGCCATTCCATTGATATCTATTTTTGGATAATTTATACCAATGTCCTCCCATGATGGCCGGAAACTTCGACCCTACAGGATAATCCTCTATGTCCATTGTCCGACGGATTTCTTTCGATTCACCTTTCGTTTTTTTCATCGACCCTCCTCAAACATCTTCTCGGAGTTCCGGAGTATCGCCACAAGCTGTTCAGAGAGACCATGGCGCTTCGCCAAGCTTTCCCATTGTGGAACTGTTCCGCTCCTTCTTCTCGCTGCGGCCATAACATCAACAAAGTATTCAATGATGTCGAGGATATTCATATCAGAAGCACCATTCTCGAAATGTTCTGGATGATGACGATTAACCTTGTAATGGTGCTGTATGCCCTCCGATTTGGTACACTCGAAATACTCAGGAGTGCCATATTTCAAGTCCTTGATAGACGTCAGGGCCTCAAACTCTGGACTCATGTGCTTGCTTTCATCGTGGGATGCAGCTCTCATTGTGACCTTAATGACCAGCTTGTGCATGAGCCTGGCAATATCTGCTTGATGAAGGTAAATTTCATCTCTGAGTATCGCTTCTTTGTCGTTCATTATTCCTCCTATGGTCTCAGCAGCACATCGCTGCCTTCGCTGTCGCCGTGGGTGGGTGCTATTTCGTCTTCTTCAAGAAGTCTTGCAGCCACAACCGAAAAGTCATCGATGCCGTCATCACCAGGGCACATATCGTCGAACGGGCACTGATGGCAATTAAATTCATCGAACATGCATATTTTATCAGCTACCTTTTGTAAAACTATTTTGTCATTTGCTCTCATGTTTTCTCCTTGCCTCTTCGCTGTCCCTTCTTCCTCAGCATCTCCTTGCACCGCCCACACTCCACATCATCGTCAACAGTAGTCGTCCTGGCCGGCACAATACCACACAATGCGATGTCCTGCTCTCTGACATCGCGCCGGGCCGTGTTCGATGGCCAGAGCCGAGATCGTGGTGTTGCGGCGTGGAGTTTACGGGTGGTCATTGCGCTGATATTTCTCGGCTTTTACGATCACCGAGTCAGGATCAAAATCGAGGATTGTTACGACATCTTCCGTTTCTTTGGCTTTGGCCAGCAGTTCATCGTATTCTTCCGATGACATATTTTCAATCCGCATAATCAAACTTTTGAGATATGCTATGACATCCTCTTTTTCACCCATTCCACACCTCCGCCGCCCTCTCTGCCAGCTTCTGTTTGGCGAGAAAGACAATTTCGCGCCTCGAACCAGCTCTGCAAGGATGGAGTGGGCATTCTTCACACCACCCGAATTTGTGACAGTAGCCCTCATCAGCAAGATACTTCAGCTTGGCCATTTCGTCCATCTTCTGCCCATCAGCAAATGCCGGCTTCGTCCAATCCAGCGGCTTCATAGCCTCGTCAACAGCTTCTAGTGCTGCGCCGGACTGTAGCAACATCATTGTTATTTCGGTTGTGCTGAACATTGTTCCTCCCTCAACTTCCTATTCTCCCGAATCAATCCCATCACAGGGCAGGTTCCGACTGTCCGCAAATGCCTTGTCTCAAAGCAGGGTATCCATCACAGTCTCCGCATTGGAAATACCAGTCACAATAATCGTCATGAATACAGCCTTTGCAGATACTTACAGTCATCTTCCAACCAACCTTTCCATGGTTTCGATCCTGCGCCTGGCCTCTGCGAATCTGGAATTATCACCTGTTCTGGAAGCTTCGGTCAGGTCATGGTAAAACCAGCCCCGGGCCCTGGTGATGAATTCTGAAATATCGGTTTCGGAGACGGGTTTGGGAAAATGATCAGAATTGATCCTGAAAGCTCCATCTCGGATCGAATTATCTATTTCAACCGCCTTCTCAGTCATTATCTTGCCCTCGCTTTCATGCAGATTTCAATTATCTTCAGCACCACAACCCTTGTGATATCATCGGTACGGAACGGAAAAGAACTGGCTATATAGTGGACTGGATTATCGGTTTCAATGGCCCTGTTGTAGATTTCTATTATGGCTCCGATTCCATCGAAAGATGCGTGCTGTGTGAACAGCTTTCCGATGCAGACCTGGCAGGGTCTGAGACTGTCCGAGACTTTTCTGAAACCGAGATCCATTTCAGCGGCGCAGTCCTGACACACATTGAGGGTCTGACCTGTTCCGGGTCGTGTTATGGTCTGATTCATCTTCCCTCCGGCCTCCGTCCCATAACTTTCTCCCACTCCTCGAAACAGACCTGATAATACAGACTCCTGCTCACCTCAACCTGCTGTCCAAGGTCGCCGTCTGTCTTCAGGTCGATGTCAGGGTGCCGGCCACATCCGCAGGGGCAGAACTGGTTGGGGTTGATCGGCCTGGTGATTCGCACATCGAAGAACAAGCGCAACCATCGAGCTGTTCTTATGGTGCTGGTCAGTCTGCCATCGGCCCAATACTTTAGGCCCGATACAATCAGGTCGACGCCGCGAATCCGACAGCATATCACCATCAGAAAGAGGATTGCTCCCCAGAGAAACTGAGCCTCGTCGATCAGCACAGCTCCTGGTGTCTCGTCCGCCAGCTTCCGGGCCAGGGTCGTCTTGCCACAACGACCGCAACCGACGATGAAGTGTATTTTCACCGTCCGGCCCTCCTGTCCAAACTCTCTTCAACGATCCTGCTCACGCTGACACCGCGCTCTGCCGCTTCCTTGCGCACTTCAGCCATCTTCCACGCCGGTATTGTCAGTGTGATCCTTACCCGCTTATCCTTTGCAGCTTTCTTGATGTTTGCCATTGTCGCACCTCAAAATGGCAGATCATCGATGCTGGTATAACCGTCATCGTCTGCTTCGCGCTGATCATTTCTCTGCTCATCAGCGCGGGTGGCGCCTGAACCGCGGGTGAAGTGAAAACGCTCGACAGCAAGTTCCCAGAGATGCCGCTTGGTTCCGTCTCCGTGGTCGTAAACGCGCTGGTGAATGCTGCCAGCGACTATGATTTGCTTACCCTTGCCAAAGTGCTGGCCGATTATTTCGGCGGTTTTGTTGAAGGCAACACAGTTGAAAAAGTCGGTGTGGTCTCGTTTCCAAGGATGATTGACAGCGACAGTAAATTTACATACTGCCTTGCCGTCTGTAGTGTAGCTGATGTGTGGGTCTTTCGTCAGATTACCCATGATGTTGATGTAGTTCACGATTTTTGTCTCCCTTCGTGCTGTGAGATAAGACGCTCGACCTCAACAAGATCTGAGCGCAGTGCCTGTTCGTAGTCGTTCAACCCTTTGATGTTCTCTCTTGTACGCCTGATCGTAAGCTGAATATCAAGACGCCGCTTCAGGAGGATGTCGCCGGTGATATCATGGTTGAAGCACCTCATGACGTCATCGCTTCGTGTTTCTTTGCCATCGCTTCGATCAGCTTCTTTTGGTAAGACTTGCTGACCTTGGGGAAGATCGTATCATTGATGATGGCCTTGCACCGCGACAAGTCTTCAACATTCTCTACGCCTTCGAGAAGCCGCTTGCCTGATTCGAAAATTTTCAGCTCTGCCTGAATTTCTTCAGCTTTGTTTGCTGCAGGATTGCCGCGTTTTTCGGGTTCTTGTGTTTCTGCTGGCAGTGTTTTGTTAACAACTGGTGCGTCGACTATCCGATCGCCCTCTTCCAGTTCTGGAGCGAATTGTGTTCCATAACCGCACATAGCCAAAGCTCTGCCTATTGCTTTTGTTTCAGCTTTCTCGATGTAGTCGCCAAAGTCTCTGGCGGTTTCGGAGCCATGGCCGGTGGCTATGACGCGGCCTGTATCGTCTGAAATGATAGCTTTGAACAACGCCGCTTTCGCTTCTATGTCGTGCGACAACATACTGGTATTGATGCCCCAGTTTGGCTTGTCTTCTCGGAACCACACAAGGCGATATTTCACCTCAAGGTAATCTTTTCCTTTGAGTTGCATCAGGTGTTTTTTTGGATCAAAAGCCATGTTTCCTCCTATCGATAATTCCTAGCGTTGAATTCGTTCAGATCATGTCTCCACTGGCGCTCTGCGTCCTGCGTCTCCTTCAGACAGCGTTGCCGGTGGTGGTGACTGTCTTTGGGGCATTTGCAATCGGGGCAAATGTTCAGCGGCTCTGCTTCCGCGATCAATTCGCGACACCGAAGTTTGTGAAGCTCAACCCTTGCGTGGAAGTCGCAGTAACCGTGACTGGTCAAGCCATCGTCAACGCCATCGTCTGTCACAACGATCAGGCACACGCTGCATATTGTTTTCATCGCTCACCTCGTTTTCGTTACATCCAAATCAACGCTTTCAGAATAATAACCGTTTGAAGTTCCAAACCATCTGATCGTCACTGAACCTTTGATCGTCGAAAATTTATAAAATGTCCAAGTCCAACATTCAGAATGATTTTCGGCCGGAGGAATACTTTCGTCGTTTGAAATAATTTCTTCTGCCGAAAGGATAGGGTTCCCAATAAGAACATCGAGGTCATTGTCTATGTCTTCAACCCAAACGCCTTCACAACAATTGTAATGATGGTTAAACAGGAAGGTGTAACCGTCCTTGGTGACAAACTTTATTTCATCATCGTGTTTAGCACCAGACACCGAAACCAATGTCTTGCCTATAAGATCGGCTATTGTCATGTCGCAAGTTTTCATCACTCACCTCCAAAAAAGTTTGGGAGAGAGGGTGTCCAGTCCTCCCTCCCGTGGCAACAAGCATATCAAACAGGTGTCGCCCTTCACCCTGGGCGCGAGGTTTGTTTCCAGGCACAATGCCCCTGGAGGCTACAGCGACCTGAAGGAATCGAACCTTCGTGCGCCTATCGCGGTCGCTCTTTGCCACCATCTCGCGTTTCTGCGATCCATCCCACAATATCATGGCCTCGCGTTTTGTACTGGCTCGGTGTGGGTGGTGGCTGTTTAGTTGTCAAAGAGCTGTGCCCTGCTTCATCAGTGCGGGTCGGGCAGTTCCCGCAGACGGCCCGGAGGCCGTTTCGGCTATGCAGTAAGTTTTTGTATTTCTGCGCTCCCTTGTTCGTTCGTTTCCTTGACCTTCACTTAAAGTATACATCCTTCTCCAACAATGTGCAAGATAATTATCTTGTATTTTCAATATTTTTCGACAAACTTTCAAAAGTATAGAAAAAGGCAGGGGTTTTCACACCCCTGCCTTGCTTAAAATTTCCATGTTGTCGCGATGCCTACGCCCCAATCATCGGGCTTGCGAAACGCCTCTACTGCTGTGCCACCTCGCTCCCATCTGAGCTTGAAGCCGCCGACTGTGGGTCTACATACGAAACTGTCACCGTCGGCGCCGACTGAGGGAGCGGGATAGACACACCCTGGATCAGCTTGTAAGCCTTGGCTTTCGCTACGACAGACTCAATGAGCGCTGGAAGCATAGCCCTGAGCATAGGCTGGACAAACGACGGCATAGTCTCAATGAGCTGCTCTGCCGACTTCTTCACGGCCTCATAAGCAGATTCGCCTATTGCTTTGGCAATTGCCTTGCGTTCTGCTTCATCGACAACGCCATCGGCTATTGCTTTCTGGATCTCTGGCTTGACCTTAGTTTCTGCCTGATTCTGAACCTCAGCCATAACATGGGTCGCCAGCGTGTTGTAACTCTCGTTTTTGATTTTCGAGAGCAGAAATTGACTGATCAGCGGCCACCACCACCGAGTGGTAAAGGTAGCAAGACCCAGGACAGTCGAAACAACCACATCGAAGACGCGGGTCGTCATAGGAACAGACTCTGCTCCACTTTCTGCCGCCAGGGCAATGCCTCCGAACAAAACGAACATGATGACGAACATAAACAGATTCTTTTTGTGCCAAACCATGATTATAATCCCCTTTCTTCTATTTCCATTATCGCGCGCACAATGGCCCCTGCGAAGCGCTGAGGCTGTCTCAGGAGCATCATGCAGTCTGGTTTGAGTGTATCCATGAAAGCGTTCTCAATGAGTACGGCCGGGCCCTTGGTATGCTTCAGAACATAGTAAGCCTTGGCCTTGATTCCGCGCTGCTTCAGTTCCGGAAGTTCTGATGCCGCATACTTCGCCATGGTTGTGGCCAGAGCGCGGCCCTTCGCCGACCCAGGGCAGTGGTAGACTTCGTATCCGGTGCCGCCTCCTGCGTTGCAGTGAATCGAAACAAACACTGAGTTGTCAATCTCGTTTGAAATGGCCACACGCTTTTTCAGCGGCATGTCCTCTGGACCCGTTACCGTGATCACACATGATATATTGTTTGCGCTCAACGCCCTCGCCACGATGCCGGCAACAACCCTGTTGACCACGCCTTCGTAGATTGAGGGGCCGCCCGGGTAATGATACTGTTTGCCTTTGGTCTGGTAGACGCCATCGACCATACCTCCGTGGCCAGGATCGAGAACCCAGATATATCTGCTCACTTTTTTCTCGCCTCCATTCCGTGACACAAGGGACAAAAATAGACACCGCTCAGGGTGTCCTCTGCCATATCTGTTCCACAATGCACACATATCAGGCCACAGCGCATAAACTTCAGCATCCGCTCAATCATGTTGCCTCCCACAGTTGTCGCAGATCCATTTTCCGGTTGTCCAATCGATAGTCACAGCGCCGCCACATTCGGCACAGCATCTATACATCATCATCGTCGATATCGTCTCCTTTCCGCTTCCTGGTCAGGCGTATAATTTGTCTCATAGATTCACGATTCTCTTTCAGAGCGGCTTCGTGAATTTCGCGCTGTTCCTTTAGGTTCCGAAGCTGTTCTTCTGACAATTTATCGATCTTGTCGTGGAGTTGGCTGAACCTCAAAGAGTTCTTTTCGTCGTCACTTTGGTGGCGCCTCTGACAATGATTCGTAGTCTGATACCGATCATCAAGATTTTTGTGAAGGTTGAAACGAAAATCAAGATAATCCTTGACCATGAAGCCGACAGCCGCTGTTATGGCTGTCGAGTATACCCCGAACGCTATGTTGAGATAAAATTGTATATTTGAAGCCGCAGAAGGATCTGACATTATTTGACCGCCTGTGATTTGTTTCGAAAAAACGATAGGTCGGGCCGAAGCCCGACCATTTACAAAGCTTCCATATCGGCCTGGAGTTCTTTCAATGCAGCCAGATCTGTTTCGAGAGCGGCAATACTTGCATCTATGTTGGCCGGTACTATTGTGATCACTTCATCTACGAGACGGTTGCCGGTACTAGAATCGTAACGTTTGCAACACGCAACGATGTTCTCACCGAGTTTCTGTATTGTTACCGATCCGTTTGCTTTCAAAATAGGATATTTGCGCATTTCCATCTTAAAAATCCTCCTTTTAATACTTAAATTATACATTTTGTATCGATAAAACGCACTAATTATGCAGAAATTGTGCCTTTTGTAGTCCAAACGGACGATTCAAGACGCTGCGCAACCAGATCGTTTCCTTCGCGAATCCAGCGCCAATCTCCTTCTTGAGCGCCCGAGCCAAAAATTCTCGCAGCTGCAGCCGGAACATAAGTATTCGATCCAGAAGCGAATTCGCCTCCGGTCGTCACATCACCTCCAGATGGATTGAGGTTAAGTGCTGCGATGCCTGATCCGGACTGGATAGCCTGTACATTGCTTGCTACGTTCCCGGAAGCGCCTGAAGCATAGAATTGTAGCGAGCTTCCGACTGATCCTGTCACGAAATCATAATTTTCAAACTGAGCCCATGCCGCCGATCCCGACGCATTTTTCGTGTTGAGGCCGTAAGTTGTTCCGGCGCCACCAAATGATGCTTTCCCGAGCGAACTTATCGCATCGCAAAAAGCAAAATTTTTGGTACCTGTGGGAACATAAGCTATGCACGCCGTAGTGCTGTCAAGCATAGCCCAATCTGCAAATGATCCCGCAGACGCTCCGAGCTGAAAGTATGTTCCCCAATACGCGTTAGGTTCAATGCCGAGTTTAGATCCTATCGTTATGCCACCTGATGTGATGATCAAATTGCCGCTCGATATTGTTAGTGCCCCGCTTGTTGCGAGTGTTCCGGTTATTGAAGCAGCCCCGGCTCCCGCCTTGCCGTAAAGTGCTTGTATCTCGTTGATGGCAAGACCGTTCGGATCTAGATTAGCCTCGTTCAGTGGAGTTCCTGGAGAAGCCGGGGAAACATAATCGGTGAAATCCTTGCCTGTGTAGGTATATGCCATGTCGCCTCCTTATGACGCCGTCGCGCTGAGTATGGTGTCGCGCTCAATAACATTGCCTGCCGTGTCCTCGACGTTGTTCAGAACAGCCCTCACGCTGTCGCCGCTATCAAAGCTTCCAGCCGGAAGAGTGTAGGTGACGATGGCACCACTGACTGATGCTGATGTTGGTGTTATGACCTTCGCTGGGATTGCCGCAAAAGCGCCCACGCCAACCATGGAACCGCGTGGCACACCGACAGCGCGCTCTCCTGGGGAGTCATCGCCGTCAAGCTGTGTGAAGGCTCGGCCGGCATTGATGGATCCGCCACTGATGTAGCCGTAGCCCTGGGAGTCTGCGAGGGAAAGCCCGGTCAGGCCGGAGGCGTTGGTGGTATCGTTGATGATTTGAATGCCGTATGTTGACGAAGGAATATCAAGCGGATTCCCTGCAAGCTGAGAAAAAGCGCAGTTGTATGTTGGATATGAATATGTGTAATAATTGACACCATAAAAAGCCCACGGCTTTCCAGAAAAATTGCAATACGAAAAAACAGCTTCCATTTGTTTTGTAGGATCTGCTGACGAGATTGGGGCAAAAAGATAAGCTGTTGATGTTGACAATCCAGTTATATTACAATTTATAACATTCCACCCTGTTTCCTCTGCATTTTCTGCAGGTATGTGAGCCTGCTGCAATGACCAGTTACAATTTTCGAGAGTGAACAAATACGCTGAATTATTGATTGCAAGACCGCCATAATAGTAGCGCGTGAAAGCTCCTATAACTCTCCTGAAATTGCCCTTCCATATTACATTCTTGAACTTACCACCGAGATACTGGCTGTTCGTTTCGTTGAAAACAATGTCTCCAAAAAATGACAACCTTTCCAACTGCAAGACCAACGGATCAGCAGCGGTGCAACTCAGCGAAGCGTCGCCGACTGTGATATCGCCAGTGATGACTGTCGAGGCATCGTAACCCTCAAACTTGACGATGCCAGTCGATAGCGGCTGATCCAGCGCGGTGATATCCTGCGTCATGTTCACGTTGTGCGGGAGATACACGGTTTCCCCAGCGGCATGATAGTTGCCGAATGTCGTGCTGAGACTGCTTTCTTTTGTGAAGTGGCCACGGATGCCATCGCCAGACACCACGGCGCCGGTAGCAGCTGAGTCAATGTCTGTGAGGGCCCCTGCGCTCATTACGAGCACCGCAACCTGCTTCTCAGCGTTCGACCACGCTTCGACTGTGATGGCAAATGTTGAATCGACGAGGATTCGCACATATTTGGAATCGGCGGTTGTGACGAACGAGGCTCCGCTTGTGAGTGTGGCAGTTACCGATCCGTTGTAAAGGCTGATACCGGTAAAGGTGGCTCCTGCGCTGATGTCTATGACGCCGTTAAAGAGAATGTCTAGGTAATTGCCGTCCTCGGAGTAAAAAGCTCTGACTGCTGTCGTGGTCATATTGTATCCTCCCATGATGTGGACTGATTTACGAGCAAGAACTGAACTGTTTCAGGATATGCAACTGGCGCCGAGAACTCAACCTCAATCTCCTGGGTTGTGCTGTCGGCTGCCATTGAAACAACGCCAGGCACCAGGCCCACGAACTTGGCTGAGTTTGCAGCGGTGGGCCCAACTTCGCTTCCGAACTCTACGATGGCCTGTGCGGTTGTTACTGTGAGGCTACGGGGGTGGCCGGCGGTGATATTCTGAATCTCGGCGTTGCTGACATTTTTGCCGGTTGAACTGACATTTGAATCGAATGTAGCTGTGAATATATCGAGACCTGCTGAAGCGGATCCGCTCACGCCGGTTATGCCATTGGTCGAAAGATATTGAGCGTTCCAAGGCGACGATCCACTGTTGGAGTCCACGGTTCCGTTGAATGTAACATCACTGGTCTGATCAGCACTGTCGTAGTCCATGGAGACGGCGGCAAAGACTGCCGAACCGCTTACGACCTGATCGCTCTTGTAGGACGCGGTCAACGGCGTCATGCACTCAGCCGTAAAGATTGGCCCCTGGCGTGGTTCAAAGGAGATATCAAGGCCAACGATCTCCATTTTCTCAGCGGTGTATGAATAAGCTCCGGTTGTCACGGCGGCAAGCACATTGCAATCGGTCGCCGGATCCTGCGCAAACGGAAGCCTGACCGTGTGAGTATAGCGGTCTGACTGCTCCCGCGCAAGACGGTTGGTGGCCATGGACAAGGCCTCAGCGTAGACCGCAAGGGCCGGATAACGAAGCGTCTTAGAGTCGCCTTCATCGGTTCCAACTTCTGCAGCAATCACGATCTCGCGTTGTGACCGGGTGACGTCTGTTGCCGACTCAGGACTGAACCCGATATTGTCGATGCTGAAATCTATGCGCCCAAGGCTGATTTGTTCCACGGCGATGTAAGTTGCTTCCGTCAGGTCAACATTGCCCACGAAGTCGGTGAGGCTGATACTGTACTCTGTACGGTAGTTCGGGAGCGTCAAGGGGTATCTGCTTGCAACGCCATCGCCGCCAACTATAAGGTTGACCATGGCACCATTGCCGCGACCCACGAACACCAGCGAATCATACCCGCTAATATCCACGCTGTCCTTGTCTGGGTCGAGCCACCAGCGTACGCCGCAGGCTCCGGCCACATTGGTGCCAGTCAGCTTTGCAACGCGATTGCTGTACTCCCAGGATGGCTCGAAGGTTCCGGCCGCAGGGTCGATCGTCGAGGACAGGCTGAGTCGATAGGCTTCGATCAGGCCACCCCACAGATTGACATTGGAACCATCGGAGTGATCTGCGATGAGCGCCTTTTTTGTCTCATATTGAGACGATACCCAGGTCGAGCCCTCAACTCTCAGTTTGGAGAATGTCGCCTCAAGCTTCTGCCGGTCGATAGCGGCGATAAGCTGATAGTCGCTCTCCTGGCCGTCCTTCCAAACGACGGTGGTCGAATCGCTCTGCAGAGGGCGCGGCTGAAAGTTTACGATGCCTTCCCTGGATGTGTAGAGGCGATATCCGATCATGTCCGCAAGATTGTTGGCGATCTCAAGCAGCGTCCAACCCTGCGGCCAGAATGCACGCTTCAGGGTGTAGCCGGAAAGTGCTGTGCTGTCCTGGAATGCTCCAGGGATGCCAGCGATGGTACAGAGATCAGCGAACACAACGGACGGCTCCACGGCAACATGGCCGTAGACAACCACATAGACGCCATCAGGGAGCGGAGAATAAAAGATCAGCGTTTGCGAACTGTGATCGTAAGTCCACATATTGAACTCTTCAGCCCTGGTCAGGGTGGTGGCGTCGGCTCCGATCCACACGGCGTAAATGTCGAGAAGGTCGCTACTGATATCCGCAAGACGATATCGTGACACCCCGGATTGAGCTGACAATACAGCGGTATCTCCATAGTGGTAGCCATCAACGCTGGTTATCTTCACGCGTCGCAGGTAGTCAATGTACGATGTAGCCGTAACCGACACCCTTGAAACGACCGTGCCGGATTCAACAAGCTGCGGCTTCGACAGGATGCCGTAGAACCAGGTTACATCGCCGTTATCGGTATCAACGATCAGACGCCGTTGAGGTTGGCCGCAATAGACGCCCGAGCCAGAATAGATGACCGGATCCCACTGACCCGAAAATGGCCCTGCCTCCCCCATGGCGCCTGAGACTATGCGCACCCGGAACGCCCGGCCCTCCACCAGATTGGCGTTTGGGTAGCCATTCCACGAAGCGTACGGAACCTCAGCCGATCCTCGCACCTGACAGGAGTATGTCTGAAGTTCGACCCACCCTCCAGCGCCGTCCGATACTTCGCATAAGGAATATGATGCGATTGTCTTCGCACTGTAATCGATAGTCATCACACCACCTCAAGAGTCATTGACGCGGTGTATCTCTGCGTTGTGTAGTCGTAATACTGCCAGCCTGAGAACGATGTGGTATGGACGGTATAGGTGTTGGTGTCGTAGCCGTCTACGAACGAGAACGAAGCCTTGGCAACACTCGCCTCGATGGCCTGGGCGTCTGCCAGGGCTACATCGCGAAGTTCAAAAGTCCAAGATTTCTTGCCTGGAGATATGTTCACCCTGGAACCGCCGCCAAGAAGCTGGACGGACGAATACTCGTCTTTCGTTCCGGCTGCAAGGTTGCCGTCCGGATTTATGTTGTAAGGCGTGACGATTGTGCCGTCTAGATACCATGTAGCCATTGTGCCTCCTAATAGGCGTAGCGCGTTTTCTGGTATGTCGCTCCGTTGGTCGACATAGCTGATGCAAGGGCCGTGACGCTGGTTGAGTCGAGGGAAACATTGTTCTTCGCTGCCGAGCTGTAAACGATACCCTCCAGTGATGTTATCTTGCTCTGGATAGCGTCTATCTCGTTCTGGGTGATAGAGCTGCTGCCAAATTTGTTTATCTCAGCCCGTCTCACGAATGACCATGTTGATAGATCAGCCCTTGCGGCTTCCAGTGCATCGCGTTCAAGAGCGTACGACCTGAACTCCGAGGTAGAACCCGTCACAGCTCCAGTGGCTGTCGAACTGGCGGCAGACGACTTGAGCGCATAGAACGCTGAAGGGTCTTCCCTCAGCATGCCCTGACCCTGCGCAGTCTCGGCCCACGCGTCGAAGGCTTTGGATGGATTGGCGGCGAGGGATTCACCGAAGGCAGAGGCAAAGCTTGTCTGGGTGGTGCTTTTGGCTTTGGTTGTGGCCGAAGTCTTGCCGGTCATTTTTTCACCACGAAAATCTTCGTAAAGGTCAGAACCAGCAATCACCTTGATTGCCTCAACAATAGGATCAAGATAGTCCCGGAGATCAGATGCGGCTTGGCCGATATCTTCAAACAATGACACGACCGTTATCTTCATACCCTCGAAAGCACCGGTTACAAATCCGACAACGCTATCAATCACCTGGAAAGCCATGGGCCACTCATCATGAATATAGGTTGCAATATCCTCAAACAGGTAGCGGATGCCCTCTACAAGGCTAGTCACGACAAGCTGGATTGCTCCTGCTGCGGCCTGAGTGACAAACTTCAGCTCGTCCCAGAACACGATAACACCGGCTATGGCCGCGCCGATACCAGCAACCCAAGGAGCGATGGCAAGCAGGGCGGGGCCGAGTACGGTGGTCACGAAAGCCGCCGTTGTAGCAAAAGCTGTCTGTATCGCTCCCCAGGACAGTGCAAAGGTGGCAAGGGCGGCGCCGAGACCGGTGACAACGGCGGTAAGGCCTGCAATAGCAGTACCTACCAAAGTCATTCCGGCCACGAGCGTTGCGTTGTTATTCAGGAACTCAAGCATAATCGTGCCTATTTGCACCAGCGGGTCAAAGAAACCTTCGAGTGCTTTGCCGGCGTTGAGGACAAATCTATTATAAGTTTCGGTCATCTTGTCGATATGACCAGCATAGTTATCTGTAGCTGTGGCGAAGGCCTTATCAACCGAACCAACAGAGTTTTCCATTTTCTGAGCGTTGGCAACGAACTTTTGCATCTGTTCGCCGGTCAGGGCAAGGGCGCCTTTCAGGGCTCTGATATTTGGGAAGAACTCGGTCATCTTCTCTATATTGCCGCCGGTGGCGTCCCTCAGCTCTTGCATGAACTCAACCAAGCCCTTAGACTGTAGCGCGGTGAGATTGAACTGAATACCAAGCTGCTCGGCCATTTTAGCAGCACCCTCAGAAGGCTTGATGATTGAAAGGATCATCTGGTTGAGTGCCGTAACTGATTCGTCAGCACTTATACCTCCGGCGGTTAATGTCGAGATTGCCGCGTTGAGGTCAGACAGTTTTACGCCAGCAGTGGCCGCTGTAGAAACAACACCAGAGATTGAACCGGCGTATTGATCTATGGTGATCTTGCCGAGCTTGACAACCTGGAACATCTGGTCAAATATTTCCTGGGTGCTGCCGATCTGACTCCCAAAGGTGTTCATGATCGTTGTTCCGGCATCGACAACCTGGAAGGTATCAGCAAGTCCGGCCCGTGCAGTTTTGGCAGCTTCGGTTACAAGTCCAACAGCTTTCGCAGGAGCGGCACCGGCTGAGAGCGCCTGGTAAAGTGCGTCTGTGTTTTTCGCTGCCGATCCGAGTTCTGGAGATAAAGCACGAATCTGCTCATCAAAGTCGCTGATCTGGCGTTTTACATCTCCTTCGAGCAAAGTCCCAACATTGCCAAGATTCTTAGAATATTCAGCAACGGCACCGCTCATTTGACCGAGAGCCAAAACACCAGCCGCAGCAGCAGCTCCAGCGGCGACGGATATATTGGTTAATGTGCTTGCGGTAGTTTTCAGTTGGGCGTTTGCGGCAGAAATTGTTTCCGCTCCCGTTACCTTGAAAACTATTTTCTCTATCACTTCATTTGCGGCCATCGCCCGAACCTCCAAGCGAATCTGTCAGAAGCCAGATATCGATTATATTTGCGTCAATATCGGTCAAAGCGCTTGAGCCGTATTTGATCGCAATTTCTCGGCATTTGAGCGCAAACAATACCTCTTCATTTTGAATAGGCTGCCGCAGCTTGACCAGAGCAACGACAGCCTCTATCAGTTTTTTTCTTCACGCGGCTTTATTTCTGCAAAGCAGATGTTGAAAAGCTGAAAATAGTCTTCGTGATTGTCGAACGACTCCAGCGCTTCGACTGGTTTTTTCAAAGCTCCATTTATGTTGACGCCAGTAGCCACAGCAGACACAAGCTCGACAGAGAGAGAGTGAAATTTTTCAAGAACATCGATGGTAGACAACATTTTCATCATTTTGTCGTCAATGCTTTCGCCTTCGATGTCTTTCCAAAAATTATTGACCTTGATAAGAAGTTTCTGCCTTGTGATGAAGTTTACTTTATGCTTAACTATTTCCATATTTCACCCCTTATGAATGCTTTGTCAGCGTTTCGTTTGTGTCCTGAATAGTGACAGTAAGAATTTTGTTACTATTGGCAGTGTCAGCAAATGCCTCGAAGTTGAAAGTAATAAGCTGGCGCTCTCCAAAATTTGCCTGGACAGTCGGCGTCTCTGTAATCCTAACCTTGCCCATTGCGGCGATAAGTTTAGGGTATTTCGTTGCACCGATCAGTGTTGCGGCCTCAAATGTGAAGGCAAGATCAAACAGGGTTCCGGAAGTGTAGAGTCCCTGCAGATATGATGACTCATACCACGCTGTGATTGAACCAGTGACTGCAAAACCCTTCGGCTGAGGTTCAACAGTGTATTTAGTGCCGGTACTGGCAAATTCAGGATTAGCGAGATTGGCGCCCTTGAGAGAAAAAGCTGTTATTTTGCTGTTCAGGCTGTCGTCGGCCATAGCAACAGTCATATCCTTCCAGAAGAAGTCAACCGTGCTCTTGTAAGACAGTGCCGAACCATCCCAAGAGCCGTCGTTATCCTTGTGCTCCCTACCTGTCAGTTTGTAAGTGGCCATGATCTCGTTATTGTCGCTGTTACCGCTGATCTCAAATTCATAAACCTTCATGCCGAGATTTGTTTTGACATCCGCGACATCGTTTTTTTGGAGTGAAAGTGATGAATCGATATCGTAGTCACCAAGGGTTACGGAATCGATGATATGCTGGCCCACACCAGCTTCGAGTGTCGAGTCGGCCGTATCGCCCATTGCCGTTAGAAAAAGATAGCTGTCTTCAGCGTTGAGGTTCTTGCTTATTTCAAGCTCCGGGACATGACGCACATCAGCGCCGTTTACCTGGGTGGCGCCAGCAACACCGTTGAATTCTTCGGCATTGGTTATCATGTCATGACGAGGTGTCATTGTGGCTGACTTCGCCCTGACTTTGAAAGCGTATGTGCCTTCAGTTCCATAAATTGCCTCTGGTGCTAGAATCAGTTCAACTTCATTTCCCGTGTAGACTTCAGCCATGATATCCTCCTTAGATGTCCTTCATATTTTCAGCGAACAGAGACAATTGTTTTTCGGCCCTTCGCTCTGCATTTGCTTGCTTCACAATACTATTATACGCTGTGCTTTGGTCTTTGTCTTGTCTCGTTTTGGTACGGTTTTCTCTATACAGCGGAGATGTTTTGTCCTTGACCTGCTTTTCCCAAAGTTGCGCGTCTTTCCTTGCATCTGCGATAACCTCGGCGTTGTTTCTGGCGTTGAGTGATTTTCTTATCACCGATACCGGGACAAGTTGACATCTGCAATTTATCCCGCATTCAGTAGGCGCTTCTCGCGGCCCATTTCCAGCCCACCCTTCGACGCTATTGACTATTCCGTGGTTTGAGGCACATGTAGGGCATGTATTCCTGTCAAGAACAGACTGCCACATTTGAAGCTCTTCTTCTGGGTTTGTTTCTCCGCTTGTCAGTGCCCCTACATCGCGAGAAACCTTATCAGCTACATAATCAGCTCCGTTGCGAATTGATGATTTGAACTGTGAGCGCAATCCGTTAAAAATTGGGCCACCCTGGTCAAAGTCGTTCAGAAGTGCGGTTATGATTGCTTCGGCATCAGCGCCGCTATCTTCGAATCTTGATATGATATTTTGGGCGACTGCGGCGGCAGTTCTTGATTGAAGCGAAAATACAAGCTGTGCCTGTGCTGCGTTCTCTTCTATGAAAACAGACAGCTCGGCATCATCATCAAAATTAATCGTTGCCATTACACACCCTTCCTCAGCATTTCGTCGAGAACTATCCTTCCCGCTTCTCCGGCTGCTTTTTCGCCAGTTTTCGACACTCCGAAAAAGTTGTAGCCTTTTTGCTGAACATAAATGGCTCTATCTTGTATTTCTCTGCCAGGTTCCAACAGAACTCTTTTCCCTTGCTTTCTTATAATCCAAGAATCCTTACGCCTCATTGTCTGCGAATCCCATAATGGATGATCGGGAGGGCTAGAACCTTTTCTCTGTTTGGCCTTTACGGTCGACGGTTTATTCCGCTTCATTGGGCCGCCCTTGACGGTGTTCTGGCCATCAATAGCCACCCTGGTGATATCTTCGAGCACAGCGCTGGCCATTGCTTCGAGTACGGGTGTGGGATCTCTAATTATTTCCGTTAAGTTTTTGGTCAATTGTGCTACACCGCTACTCATTATTTCCTCAACAAATTCTCGTAATCCGCAGCAACGAGAGCAGATTGACGCAGAAAAAAAGCATAATAGGGCATGAATCTATCAACAAAAAGTTCCATCTCCGCTTCCGGATCTTCTGCCAAAGCCTCAAAGTTAATCATCTTCAGCAACTTGTCAAATATTCCAGGAACCTTCTTTCGCGTCTCTGGATCAATGTAACCTATCATCTCGTGAAGGATATCGTCCTGGGCATTGGTATAAGCGATGACGATGTCTTCGTAGTTCATACGGTCTTCTTCCAGTTGAACGCCACCCGATAACACATCACAGCGTCGCCATAATCATCATATCGTTGAGTCTCTTCCCACATCGTTATGCCTACCTGATCTGAGAGAGTGCTAAACTGTAGCAATTCTTCTACACTAGATGCAATATCTATGAGATCGGCGTCAAACTGATTGGCCGCGTCAGCCGAAATCAATTTGCAGATATCGACCGCTACGACGACATTCATCTCAACTGATTTAGCTGCAGAGGCGTCCCTTGTTTTTTCGGGTGATTCGATGATGCGAATGGATATAGACGGATCATTGTTGATATATCTCGTCACAAATTCATCGCGGTCGGGCTGAATAATGATCGCGTCCGAATCAACACCTATCGACGAATCAGCCACAAGGATATTTTTGAGTGAGACCATAGCTGAAGCATAGCTCATGAACGCCACTGCCTTTCAAACTCGACTTCAAGTCTCACGGCTTTGGCCGGAGTGTAGTCAGTTATTTCTGCCAAAGTAACAGGTCTTGAATTTAGGCAGACGCCGCCGAGGGTGTTATCTGTGAATGTAGATTCAAGGATCGAAGCGTCCGCAAGCAAAGATTCAAGCGCTGCAATATAATCGTACTCGCCTGAAGTCGGCATCTTCACGAGATCAATGTCAATTCTGACGCCAGCCGTAACAAAGCCGCCGGTTTCGATCCGTTTGGCCCGGGTTGGCGCGATGAGAATATTTGCCGACACCCATGAATTCGCAACCTGAGTCACGAAATCTGATATCCTGGCTTCTATCGTCACCGCATCATACGGAATACTGCACCCTTGCGCTGAAATAATTCCAGCCTGTACCGCTTCCAAAATCTGCGAATAGCTTGTAGCCATGTTAGAGGCTCCATTTTATTTGTGTTGATACTGAAAATTCAGCGTCGTCGACCTGATCAATACTTCCGTCGTTATCCTCGTCGTAACTGATAACGAGCTTGTCCATCATGTCCTTGATTCGCTCGTCGTAGTATCTGCGCTGAAGATCATATTCGTCGTCTTCCTGCTTGGCCTTGCCCTGGAAAATGAGGCGCATAGAATAAAGGATCTGAAGTTCCTTAAGTTGAGGAATGTCGCATATCCTGTTGTACAGAATACCTTTGGCTCGGAGATCAGAAATAAGCGCCTCAACCGCTCTGTTGATTGCCATAAAATAGGTGAAAACGCAATACACTGATGTCGTATCGATGGCTGAATCAAAAACGGGGATCACCGTGAGTGTTCCGGTTGAATCGTCATAATCGGTCACGCGTCGTTTGGCGCCCCTATTAGTTCCGTCTAGAATCCTGACTACCGATCCGTTGAAAACATCATTTTTGAAAAATCCCTTCAGCTCGTTGGCGTCGACTATGGTTCCGGCTGTACCGCTGGACGCAGTGCCTCTCAAAGAATATTGCTGATCCTCATAATTGAGTTTTGGCGATTCAGCGAATAGATCGCGGTCGGTAATGAGTATAGGAACTTTCTTATACTCGACATCAAAGTAGTGGACGAAGGTATAAACGATACCACTGATCGTGACAAGCCATGTAGCCCTATACTTTTTGCCGCTATTTGCGAGTTGTGCGGCTGTAAGAGAATACGAAACATTTGAACCACTAATGGTAGCGTCTTCACCAGATACCGCTGTGTCAGGAAGAGCAGACTCGCCGGGCTGTACAATCGTCACAGTGGCGGCAGACGGGGTGACATAAGCATTATCGAAAAGCGCATCGAACGATAATGTTCCTGCTGCATCTTCAATAAGCGAAGCTACTGCATTGTCGATCGTAAAGCCTATATTGTTCACTTTCTATCTCTTTTCTTTCTTGACTTCTTAGATGGAATTTCAGCCGCAACCTTTTCGGGTTCGGGTTCTGTTTCCTGGACGATAATATCAATAGTCTCCGTTTCTGGTTCAGGTTCGATAGTGATTGGTTCGGGCGATAATGAAGAACAAGGAAACATCTTTTCAATGATAGTGTCGAGTTTCTTGTTGAGATCGATCAAAAGCTCGTTGGTGAATATTCCCCGCTCTCTGTCGTTGAGCATATCGTCTTTAATTTTTGGTTTGTGCATCGTCAATCCTCCTTATGGATTCTTTACGCGGTGGCCTGTTGCCGTGACTGTGCCGATGGTCAGGCCCGTGAGATCGTCTCTTACAATAAACTGGAGTTCGTCACCGTCTGGGCCGAATATACGAATGGCCACGCCGTTTATCTGGTTTATTTGCTTGCGGCATCTCAAACCATAAACGCCGGCCGGAGCTTTTGGATCGTATTCTAGCGCGTAACCTATTTCGCTGAAGCCTATATTGTTGACCACAAATGAAAGATTTTTGTTCACTCCGTTGGCGTGGCGAAAAAGGACGCCATTCGTCAAAGCGGTCAGGCCTCCAAATTTTGCGGAATCCATATCTGCGTTATCTGTCATCGTAATCGTCAAAGCATAAATATCGAACGAAGCATTGGGAGGCGCTTTGATTTTGTATGTCTTGTTTGTGCTTGAACCGTCAACATTGAACTTCCACGCACCAACCTCTACGACAGCAGCCGATGTGAAGGCATGATCAATTGGTGACTGAACACCTATACTGGTTCCGTTTATGTTCTTGACCAGCGTCTGAAAGAAGTAAATATCCTCATACACGGTCAACACATCGGCCACATCGATGCCCGTTGCACTCGTAACCTCAAATGTGGCAGCATCAACAACGGCTGTTTTTGTGAGTGTCGTCGATGCCTCTAGATTGTAAAGATACATATTCACCGGCTCTGTGGTCTGATCTTGGATAGCCACATCGACATACTGTGCAAATCCATCGTTTACGGTTTTGTTGGCCATTGCCGGCAAAGAAAAAAATAAAGTTACGAACATAGCTATGACAACGCGCTTCATGTCAACTCCTAATCCGTATATTCGTGAGTATAGATCTTTACATTGACTGTCGTGTCGCCAGTTCCAGACATGAGAGTAGCTGATATTCTAGTCCCTGCAGCGATGGGCGGCCCCTGTATTGGGACATCAGAACCTCTGACCTGGTTTGTGTCCTTAAAAAACGAACACTCGCCCCAAAACACCTCTTCTCCTTCTGCGCCTTGGTATATTTTAACAACATAATCATCAACAGCGCTGATTGCGCCCAGAATCACATAATGAATATCAAAGGCGTTTGTTTTTGTTTCAGCGGCTATAATTTGAGTTTTAGCCCCTTCAGTGTAGGCGCCTGTTCCGGCCGTAAGAGTAATAGGAGCAGCGTCCCTAGGATAAACAAGCGACGGACTATGCACATGATGATAGAGCATAAAGCCAGCGATGCCATAGAGCGAATCAGTCCCTGGCCCGGATAGATTGGCGTCGGCTTTGTTTCCAATAACCTGATTTATGGTCAGTGATGTCATAGAATTGGCCGGAGCCGCCTGGATCTGCTGATCAATGCCGCCGTTTACTATGGTAGTCATTTCCACTCAATCTTTCTGAATGTTATGGCAATGCTTACAAGATTAGAATCGCAGCCCGAGGCGGTAAACTTGAGGATGTCGCTGACACCCTTCCGGCTCGATGTTTTGTGGATCAAAATTACTTCATCTTTGCCAAACGAAACAAAACTAGATGTTGATGACGATGGCGTTGGAGCTGCTATTGCGTAGTCGTATCCAGAGCCTTCGCCGCAATCAACTGTAACTGTCTGCGTTGATGTCTCGGATGTCGAATACCCATAACTGATACTCACCAGAGCAATGTTGTCTGGAACCTCGTATGTTACGCCAGAACCGTTCAGTTCGGTTGATGTTCCTGTGAGCGTAACTCGGTCAAAGGCGAACCTCGCCACAGGAGCGGCGCCTGCAACACTTGAAAGAACAATTATGGCCAGAAAAAGAACTATGATGCAGAATGTTGATTCTTTCATTGTTTCTCCAAAAGAATGAGGAGAGGCCGGTGGCCCCTCCTTTAGGTTATCTGGTATGACCGCAGAATATGTAATCAACACTGACGGCTTTTGCGCCGCCGGCATCTCTGCTTTCTATGTTCACAGTGGCGTAAACCTTCGTTGCCGCCGTGATAGCGTTGGCAGTTAGAGATCCGACGAGAGTTCCATTGATATAAAAGCTTGCCGTGGTTCCCGCGGCTGGTATCTCGATCCTGAGAATCTGATAAGTATCAGCCACAGGCGTGGATGTAGTGATGCCGTTTCCGGTTGCGTCAGTGTTAGCTTTGACGCCCACAACATACCATTTATCGGTAGTCTGATCGGTGTCGTAAACAAACACGCAAGCATCGGATGCGTTTGTAGTTATGGTTGTGCCCGAAATTTCAGCGGGCATCTCCAGGGAAGTTGAGTCGGTCAGACCGGCGTTTATACAGACATTTTCAACACTTGAACCAATGAAAATCCTCGTCTCAAAAACGAGGCCACCCTTTGAAGCCTGAACAGGTACGGAAAGTAGGACCTGTGAGCCGTCATTATCAGATGCCGCTGTTGTAGCCGAAATGACACCTCCGACGGCCGCAGCCGTAACGGCAAAATCGTTGGTATCAGCATTGAGTATCACGCCGTGAATCTGCTCGTATGATGCCCCTGTAATAGAGGTCATAACGAAGTCCTGACACTGCTGGAAATATGTCCCAACATTGATAGGAGCAGCCGGAGTTATGGCACTCGACAGCGCCACGGTTCCGGTTACCGTCATTGTCCCGGTAATCGTCGCAGCGCCCGTTACAGAAAGATCGCCACCAACTGAAGCATCATCGCCGACAGACAGATCATCTCCGGAGGTGATGTCTCCTGACGCCACAACATTGGTGAAATTCGTGTCTCCGTCGGCAGCAAAGCAGACGGAACAGGCAAGCATAAGCGCGATCATAATTGCAAATATTCTCATGTCGTCATTCCTTTCTCGGAGAGGCCGAAGCCCCTCCGGTGATCACGCTACTATGAAGGGTTGGAGCCGTAAATCCAGCGCCAGTCACTGAAACCAACAGCGTGTCTCATACGAACTGCATACTTAAGGAGGAATCCGTCAAAGTTGCCTGTTTCGACAACATTAGGAGCTTCGCGCTCCATCCAAAGGAGGTACATCTTCATCAGACGAGCGTCGGTAAGGAACCAAGCATCTGAGTTTGTCAAAAGAGGACAAACCATAGGCTCGATGTTGTAGCCAGGCATTCCAGGTATGTTGTTGGAGTTGATGTTGTTGTTGGCGGTATTCGCAAGATTCATGCTCTTGCAAATTTCAATAGCAGTTTCTCCGTTGCCAGGGGCAACAAGAAGAAGAGATGGAATGACATTGGCCTTGAAGCCATCGTCGCTGTTGAAAGACATCATGGCCTGTCTCGCGGCATTGACCCCGGACACACTGAGAGCTGCTGTTCCGAGATTGGACTGAGCACCCTGAAGCGAAGGATTGGAAGAGGGGTGATCCGCAGCGCAAAGTGCTTTGCCGTCGCCACCAGTGAAAACTGTTGTGTCGAACGCGTGGTTGAAAATGTCGATGCCATGAAGCTGTCTTGTTTTGTAAGCATCGAGGCCTCTGGCTCTGGCCCTGCGCTCGATTATACCGTACTGGTCATCGTCAACAAGATCGCGTTCAATAGCAATACCCTTGGCATAAGTCTTGATGGGATAGTCAACCTTGAATCCCTGGGTGAGGTCTCCATAAGAAAGAACGCCGTCGAATACGGGAATTTCACCAGAACCAACAATAGACTCGTCGTGTTCGACTGCCTTTGTGGAAGGGGTGATGTTGTAGAGCATTGAAACCCAGTCAGGGCCAGCGCCGAATTCTTCAAAGAACCACTTGCGAATTCCGGGCTCAAGGACCTGCTGCATATTGGGGGCTGTAACAGTCATTATTTAATTTCCTTTCCGCTACTTCGCAGCAGCATCATTACCGAACTGATGGAGTCTTGCAGCCCAATAAGAAAGACCGCGAGAAGGATCGGCGTCGACCAGAACCAGAGCCTCGCCGCCGCTGGTGTGGAAATCCACATCGGTACCGTCTGAGTTCAGATCCCAACCATACTCTCCGATAGCGAGTTTGCCAGGGTAAAGATAGATTGTGTCGGCGGCGGCAAGAGCAGCAGGAAGAGTCTCGGCAAGGGTAAGTGTTCCGGTAGCGCCTGTGCTGGCAGATATTTTGACTCTGCGGCCGACAAGACTGGAATCGGCGGCGCAGGAAGCGATTTCTATGTATCCATTTTTGAATACATTGTCGGTGGCTGGAAGGAGACTGGAATCAACTGCGGTTGTTGTTGAGCCGCCGGTGAGAGTCAGAGCTGTAGAAGGCTTGAGCACGAAAACATCACCTGGATCGTCATAAACTTTGATAGCTGTTCCGGACTGTCTGCCTGATGTTGATCCGTCGTGAGCCTCAGCGGCGATGCCAAGAAAAGGATCGTCAAAGTCGGTTCCGGCAACAGCGGCGATGCCGGTACCGGGTGTAAACAGAACAGCTTCGCCGTGCTCTATGACTGTAGCTGATGCGATGTAATACTCCTTAGGATTGGCGGCTCCGTTTTCGCCACCTCGTCTGTAAGCAAACCTAAAGTTAGCCATTTCGGTTTTCCTTTCTTAATTTCGGCCAGTGTATTGGCCATTCCAATTGTTTGATTCACAAAAAGCGCAATTTACAGCCGTAAGCAGATTAACGAAACCGCAGACGATACATCTTTCTCTGGGATCAGGATCTCTGACCTCGTCCTTTTCGTATGTTGTTTCTTTGGGAGGAGGGAAGAAATCCCTTACCTTGATCATTTAATCCTCGTTTGTTTTCTGCTGGCCTTTGCCCATGAAAGAAATGTATTCCTCTTCAGTCATGCGCATAGCCTTGGCTGCTGTTTTTTGAGCAAGGTTCAGACCTCCAGGCGTTGGAGCCGGCTTGCTCGGAGGAGTGCCGCTTGTGAGAGAAACGGAAGATGGAACGGGCTTTCCTATTAACAGCGTTTCATTCTTGGCGATGTACCGAAGCTGTTCGGCTGGCGTCAGCGAGTCTGGTATAAGTCCGCGCCTGTCTTCCGGAATTGCCGCAAGTTTGGCGGAAAGCGTTTCGGTTATCGTTGATTCGTATAGATCAACCTTGCTTGCCTTTGCTTCCAACTCTGCAATCCTGGCGCTCGTCTTTTCCGCTTCGGTCATACGCTCGTCCTCAATTTGCTTCCTGAAGGCCATAAGTTCTTCATTCTGCTTCTCAAGTTCACGCGCTCTGGCCTTAGCCTCGTCTCTCGCCTTGAAAGCCTTCTTCATCTCATCTGCATCGTTCAAGGTATCCACCTTGACGATCCCGGAATCCACCTTGGGAGCAGCGTTCTCTGTCATTCGCGAAACCACCTTTCGTTCAGCGGAATCCACCGCTGAGTATTACTGTGCGCCGAAAGTAGCGCTTGAAAACTTTTTCTCAATCTGCTTCCAATCCTTGTCCGCTTTTTCCTGGCGCGCTATGATTTCTTCGTCGGTTACGGCGCCATCATTATGGTACTGCTTGTATAGGTCAAGCGGAGAAGCAAGCAGATACTTTCGCTGAAGCTCAAAGTCTGCCGTAATTTCTTCGACGGTCTTTTCAAAGCTTATCTCACCAAAATCAATATCTATATTTGAATTTGTGTTCACATCTGCACCAGCCAACGTCATCGATTTTTTCCACAATTCAAATATCTTAGCCTCATATGAATACCAATACTTTATTTGCCGCTGTCTTTCTTCAACGAGCCTGCGAGCCGAAGCTTTAAGCGCTTCGCCCGAAGGAGCGTTGCCTTCGAGTCTGAGTGACATCGGATCAATGTTGAATTCGTTGGCCGCCTCTGCGCGCTTCTCCTTCGATATCACCCACAGTTCGGCTATTGCTGGGCGTGGCGTGGCGAAGTCAAGCCTCCCCTCATTGCCATCAATATCTGAGTTGAAAACAAGGGGTCTGGCTGGAGACAAAACCGGCTGGTTCTTGCCCTGCCAGTTTGTGATGAATGGAACCGAAAAGGCTTGGTGAGCCTTAATATATTCCATTTCGGTTTCTTCGATATTAATCCCGGACTGAAGATCAACAAGGCGCTCAGACGGCATATCAAAATATTCATCCGTTACAAGCTGGTACTCGCACTTAACAAAGTTGAGCTCGTTATACGGATTGACCATGTCAGGGTTTTCCGGAAGTGTTATGATGTTGTCCGATTCGTCAAAAACGAAATGACGCTCTGAATCGGTATATACATACAAAATTTTGGGATCGTTGGTTATCGTATCGACCGTGTTTATTTCGTAGATTATTGCGATAGCCTCAGAAGGTTTCAACGGATTCTGAACCACATCAGTAATACCCTGGCCGATTATATCGAGAGCCACATCATCGCCGTCTCGGTTGACCCTGATGTGAATCGTACGCTGTACAAATGTCATTTTGTTGGCAAGATCCATCAGTAAATCAAGCTGTATTTTTTGCGCCCATTCTTTATAAAGCTTGTCTGTTTTCTCATGGTCAACTTTGCGGATCACAGAATTTTTGTACACCATTGAGTTGGCGTCTGCAATCATGGCCATCATGTTGGGGCCGAGGCGCATATATTCTTTAACCAGGTCTTTCGACTCAGGGAACAGATCGTATATGTCCTGCTCAAGATAGACTCGTTGACGGCCCTTGTAATAATTCCAAGACTTTTCGGCAAGCTTTTTGCGCTGCTCATTGGCAACGGCTTTCGCTCTCGTTATTGATTCTTGAACTGTTTTCGGTGCTTCGCTTGAGAAAAGGGCCATGGTTCCCTCGATTCGCTTGTATAACAAAATATTACATCATGCAACAAAATGTTGCAATATTAAAAAGTTGCTTTGCCTTGACCAGTGTAAATATCTCGTTTTGGCCAAAGATAATCGACTACATAACAAAGCGAGTCACATCTATGAACATAATAATCATCGTCTGGCTGCATTGTATCGCGCTTATATTGATGGCGCCTAAGCGCTTCTATCGTCTTCTTGCACTTCGGATCTACAAACAATCTGCGCTTCCCTGCGGCACTGCAAAAACGAGAATTGCAAGCAGTTATGCGATCCTTTACCGACATCGTTCTTGAATGTGCGTAAACATTGAATCCCGCTTCTCGTAGAATAACAAAATCAGTTTTACTCGCAACATTTGATGTTTTCCTTGCGGCGCCGGTTGGATCGGGATATACATTTCTGAGTTCTGGCCACTTCTCACGCATTTCAGCGGCTATTGCTGGCGTGTTTCCGTTCGGCATGTCTATCTCGTCGATTACATAAGCCGTGTCACCGTCATGGACAATCAGCGTGGCCGGAAGATATGGAACAACATTGAAATCTAGTCCTGCGGCAAGAACTCCATGCCTGAAAACATCAGCAGGACAACTCTTGATAGAATCGTCATCAAATCCGTAATATGGGCGCCCTCCAAATGTTTCGAACGATGCCTCATACTCTTGCCTAAATGATATAGGGTCAAGTTCGTTTCTCGCCGCTTCTATTTCATGAGCAGGAAGCACCTCAGACGAAGGCCAACTAAAAAACGACCAGTTTTCAGGATCTTCCATCGCTTTCAATTTAAGGTCGTACAAAAATCCAAGCTGATTCGGTACGCCTGTAAATGTAGCCTTCCCAAGCCTGTCAGAGAGGCACGGCCGCAGATGCTCAGCCCATGTCTGCCGAGGGTGTTTGATATCGTCTATTTCGTCAATAAAGAATTCATCCCACGGCGAACCCTCAATCCTGGCAGGTTTGTCAAGGCCACATACAACCAGTTCTGTACCCGTTATGAGCTGTATGGTCATGTCGGTCTCGCGTGGACTGCCAATCATCAAAGCTTTTGGAATCATCTGCTTGAGGTCTTTCCACCAGATAGACCTTGCTTGTTGATTAGTTGGCGCCAGAAACCCATACCGGCCAGGCCACGGCTTTGCATGAAGTATCGACCGTTTGGCTCCGTCTCGCTTTGCGCGCTCTGTCTTGCCCGAACGACGGCCAGCACACGCCACTCTGAACCGGCTTTGGCATAACTGGAAAGCTCTGCCTTGCTCGTTCTCTATGAGTGGGAAAAGCCTGTTGTAACTCATTTGCCTCGCTTCTTAATCATCTTGCCTTCCAGGAGATAAAGCTTGAACCGTGTCCTTGATTATTGTCGCAAGCTGTTCTTGAGTAATCGTCCCGGCTTCGTCATTTTCACGCCAACCGAGTTTGACTTTAGCCAACCATATTCGCATGGTATCTGCTCTTGGATCGTCCGATAAAACACGCTTTTTTATAACATTTGCCAGCGATATAGCAAACAAATCCTCGGCGCACTCAAGCTCATGTTTATAATGTTTGTTCAGAGCCGATCGACTTATCCCAAGCAACTCAGCTATACGCTCAGTTGTTCGCTTGGCAATAATTCCGCAAACGACTATTTCTCTTGTTTCGTCTGTTGGAATGTGCGGTTTTCTACCTGGTTTGCCTTTTTTATTAGCGGTCTTTTTTTGAACCATGAATTTCTCTTATCCGAGGTTGCATCGTTTTGTTACATTTCACTCAAAAGTGTAACATTTTATTAGACTACCCGCAACAAGACATAAAAAAAGCCCAGGCGTTGCACCTGGGCGAGGAGGAAACGTAGTCTGGGGGTGAGCGATGATGCGACGGGCGGGTCAGGATTCGAACCTGTTGGGACTCGCGGCCCAGGCTTCACCAGCTAACCACGCCGCCCTGCGGATCACATCCACTCTATCGGATGGATGAAGGTGTGTCAAGCGTTATTGCGGCCTGCAGTGTTTCTGGCTTCACTCTCTCTTTCTGTTTCGCTTGAAATTACTGACCAGGCAGGAATATGAACCCGCCCCAATACCACAGCCAATATATGTTCCACGTCATCGATATATAAATTCATCTGATCGCGGTAGCGAGCATTCTTCAGCTCGTGTAAGCTCACTACAGGAGGAGGAGACGACATCATATCTGCGCATCTCTTCCATATACGACAGCACTCTTCTTTTGTCGCACACACGAATACGCCTTTCGGGTCATCCATACATCGCCTGAGCAACTCCTCTGTCTTGCCTGTCTGCCTTCCTCTATGAATGATTCTCATTCTACACCCTCCTTCCAACTACCCACACCCCAACCAACGCCACCGCAAGCACCCACCACGCCCGGCACACCAACTCCCATCCCGCAGCGTGATAGATCGCGCTCACTTCCCAAAATGTCATGGTGTCGAAGTTCATATCTTCTCCCCTGTTCTCTGCCCTCTGAATCCGCTCCGCCATTGCCCGTGAGCCTCGATGTATGCCGCCTTGCCCTCTGGCGTCTGAATCTGGTGTAAACACCGCATCAAACAACCAACGATCATACGCGTCTCTTCGGGGTTGGGCCATATATCGTAAAGCCCCATCGGAGGCCGCGGGTGATTCGCATTGGCGTGTTTCGCCTTCTTGCAGCCCTGCATCATTACCCGATCTCCTTGCTCTTTGTCTGCATCATCACCGTGAGTAATGCCAAAGCATCAGCATTAACCAGCGTCACCTTGATGTGCGGATAAAGTTTCTGCATCCTATCCCGGATATCCTTCTTGCGCTTTGCCCTGTCCTTCGGCATCCTGCCCAACAGCTTCATCCACTTCTCTGGCGGCATCTCCTCATAAGGTATCATCAGGGCTGACAATACGCCCTGAAGCTGCCCAAAATTCTGCCCGAACGAAAAAGCGCCCTTGACTCCATCTCTCGGCATCGAGTGAACCAGTTCCAGCCATGCAACCGAGTTGGCCATCATATCGCGCAGGATCTCGGCTATGTCGGTCACGGTGTCGCCCATCTTGCGGACATTAACTGATTCGCCGTCCCACCAGGCTATGGCGCCAGTTTTTCCGGGGTCAATCGCGATGTAGTTCATACGCTCCTCCAAAAAGGCCGTTTCCTCTCGGCCAACAGCTCTATCCCATGCGGCGTGAACTTCACGCCAATGATCTTGCCGCCCTTCGCTGAGTCCTGGGCCACCTTGTCGGCACGGTCAAACGGGATCACCCCCACGCGCTCAAGGTCGGCGTTGTAGTTGCACTCTCTGCTGTAGATTAACATTATTCCTCCTCGCATTGATCCATAACGGTTCTTACTTTCCAACTTTCGATAACATAGAAAATTTCGTTAAATGTCATGCCTCCTCCAGTATGGTGGTGCAATAGACCATCCTTGCCCCAGCCTATCATAATGAATTTATCGTATGTTCCCTTTGCGTTCTCAAGAACAGCATCTGGAGCTATTGAATTGGCCGCAGGATGCAAAGCTATTTTGCTCATTTCGCCTCCCAATTTCGTTCCACTACGCACCTCTCGCACTTCGCGAATCCATCCGGCTTATCCTGCCACCTGCAATTGCCGCACGACTGGTCAGGCTTTGGAGCCATGCACTCGCAAGGTTTGAGCAGCATCATGTCCATACCTTCGATCACAACCATAACCGACTCCAGCCGCTTGCCACACATCGAACATACCGCGCTCATGGTTTCGGCCGCCCGTCGTATTGAATGTCCTCGCGGCCATTGTGTGGCGGATCTGGCGTGGTTTCCACGGCCTTCTGCACATCGTAGACTTTCCTTGAGTGATACTGTTCGAGCAAGCCGCGGTTGTACTGACTCGTTGGCCTGAAGAATCCGCAGCACCTCGACCATACCTCAGTTTTTGCCGTGCATTTCTTTCTGCCGTCTGTATTGTCGTTCATTTTGTCCCCTCTGTTGCATCGAATTTTTTTACAGCGTCAAGAAGATATTTTTTAAATGCGCTGGTTGTTTTTTGCGAATTGTCTATAAGCTCTTTTAATTTTGTTCTGTAGTCGAAATCAAGTTTTTGCAACTTCAACCTCTTATCTACATCTGGACTCCATTCAAAGTATGTAGTAGAATTCCAACCTTTACCCAGCGTCATAGTATTCTTGTTTATCTTGTTTCCGTATTGATCGATGTAAAAACATTTAGTTTCGCGCACCATTTTCAAACCAATATAACCACTGGCTGATTCATAAAATAATTTTATCGGATATTCCTTGCTCATTTCTCCTCCAATCGCTTATCTCACCTCTACCTACCCAACCATACCACCGCACACGCCCAAACGCACCACGCTCAAAACTGGGCGCTCTACGATGAAGCTGGCGAGCCTATTTCATCCTCCCTATAATCATCGTCAGCGCTCCATCGAACACCGTCTCCTTATTCAGCCCCTTGGCCACCCTCCCCAGCGCCTCCATCGTCATCGCCACCTCTTCCTCGGTCTCAGGCATTGGCAAGCTTCTCTGCGCATTGTACGCCTCCCATTCGTTCACCGGCACCAGGTCGCCGTTGTCCATGGTAACACGCGGCATCGGAAAGTCTGGGGATAGCCCAGAGCCATATTTATCGCCGCCACGTTTCTTTTTCGTCTCTGATTCGTTGTCGTCCAGGAACCTTGCCGCCAGATCCTTCGAGAGAAATGTCCGCGTCCTCATGTCCATGCCTGGATCGAGCAGGTTGTTGTCGTATGCCAGCGTCCTCAATCCAGCGCTGATGTGTGTCAGGTCGTCGTAGTTCGTGCAGGTCAACAGCTGCCTGTAGATGTAATCGTAGCTGAGTGTGCGCCTACAACGCTCGGTGATCAGCGCGGCAATGTTGATGTCGATGGTTATACGCTTCTCGGTCTGGCCGATATCCTTGATGGCGGCGATGATGTCGTTGTCGGAAAAATCTTCGGTTAGATCGTGCCACCTGTGAAGGCGGTCGTCGTCGAAGCCGGTGCCGATGTAACGCTCGGCTGTGGTTTTGAATGTTTCAAAGTTCATGTTCCTCCACTCCCTCTATCGGTTCCCCATTCTCGTCAACTTTACCCTCGCACTGCAACAATATCAGTTTGTAGGCTTCTTCCTCGCTCAATGAATCAAGCTTTCTTGCGAAGGCCGATTTCTGAGTCTTTCGCTGTTCCTCGCTCCGTTTCGACAAAACATTCTGCACCCACTCTTTTTCAATGCTCATCCACAACTTCCCAGGGCGGTCAACACCCTGCATCATTCCCATGAGATCGTCTATAGGCACATCAAGCTCTGCTGATATCTTCGCCAGCTTTCTCGTC